CGTTGTACAACGGTGGTATTATTCAACCATTGAACAGCAGTACACACCAAAAACAGGAGAAATCAAATGATCAAATTCGATAGCCTCACTACTCTGATCTCAGCCTACATGAAGAAAATCAATACGGGCGATGTGCAAAAAGACTTCTCGTTTGAAGATGTCCGCACAGTAGTTTGCGAAACAATTCCTTCGGTCTCTTTCGGGCATCTTTACGGAATTTTGACCACTACCCCGAACTGCAAAACAGTCACTATGGTAAGGGATTTTGGCTATGTCGAAAACTAAGGAAATCAAAAAAAAATATGATTACACAAGCACCCAGCGCGGAAAGAGGCGCACTACTCAAGATAATTTATGGGCTTATGTAGTCAGTAAAGGCAAGTACGATACACTCCGAAAACTTATGACAGCCATCAATAAAGGTGAAATAGTGTTGGTGGCTGTTGAAAGGAAAAATAATGAGTAAAAAAGTTGAAATAGAAGAAAACATTGATCTTGTCAAAATTGAAATGCCAAGCGGTAACACTATGCTGATAAGTACAAAAGCACTTGGCGGAAAGCTAGAATTTCTGCAAGACTTTTATAACGAAGTTCTTGGTGTAGTGGGGTGGTCTGACGATCTCGAAGAAACTGGAGTTTTACCTGTAACGCATTGTAAGGACACAATAAAGAATTTGCGCAAGGAAAATGAACGCTTCCGAAAATCTCTTGAGTTGCAAAATGCCGCAAACGGAAAGTGTAAGAATTGCGGAACACTTCACGGAGAACCAATTATTCATTGTGATGTTTGTGGCGCGTTTCAATAAAACGCCCGCTAACACAGCGCGCACCTGACAAGTGGGATGCGCCGCCATTTACAAGCATTATCTAATCTTTGAGTTTGTTCTGCCTTCGGGCTTTTTCCTACGCCCGCCCACTTGCAGGTAGCGCAAACCGTTAGCCCGCCCCGCGCATTTGAAAGGTGTTTTATGGTTGAGTATCTCGCCCCCAAGAAAGTATGTCCTACATGGTATTACATCCTGTCTCACTTGGCTTTCGAGTGGAAGAATGGCAATGAAACAGGCTTGCATTCAGATAGGCAATCAAATCCCTGGGCTGTTTGGGTTGAGAGGAGCATTGATGAAAACTACGGAAAATAAAGCACAAAAGAAACTCATTGAGATTGTTTTGTATATGGCTGGAATACTTATGTATCACGTCAATATCTTTGGTATTAATAACCTCAATGATCTCAATAAAAAAATTGGCGAACTTCTAGTTATCATGCAAGATGAAGAAAGGATTGAGAATGAAAATTAATTGTACATGCACTCACAGCGTTTACGACCATTCGGATGATTCTGGATGCGACGCAAAAGGATGTACTTGCAGTCTTGGTTTTAAGGAAGTTACAGAAGTAGTATTTAATGCTTTAGAAAAAGAAATTGACGAATTGAGAGATAAAAATCACGCTTTGCGAGTTAGAAACGATAATGAATATGATACTGCGCTTGAATGGGCGGCAAGCTGGATAATTGGAGCGCAACTGTCTGGTCATGGTGTAGAGGTTCAAAGATACGCCAATACTATGGCGATGTCAATTCGTGCAGCAAAGCGCGGGCTAACACAGCGTGCAGCGGACGGCTTGGAGTCGGAGCCAAAATGCTACTGCCATTCCGAAGGCGTCTCGCCTAGTTGTCCCGTTCACGGCAATCGCCGCCGCTAACGCCAACCGTTCGGCGGCTTCGTGGCTGTCCGAAGAAAGGTGAAAATTATGTCACTCGAAGAATGGGCTGATCTGCATGGCGAAGATTACCCGAAGCGTAAGTTTTTCAGCGCGTTAGATTATGGGCGTGGTGATAGAACTTGCATGACAATATATTGTGATTACTGCGAACAGCCTTTTGAAATCAAGGAAGATGAATTAGACGACTGGATGGTTATTGATCCAGTAAGTGGTGATAAGGCTGTGATGTGTGGCGAATGTGAAAGCCGCCGAACACAGCGTGCAGCGGACGGGGCTACATGCCCCCGCTGTCAAGGTATTTTGAATAGCGATGGTTATTGCTTAGCGTGTGGGTATCCATTCCCGCCCCGCCGCTAACGCAAACCGTTGGGCGTCCCCGTGCAAAATCGGGGTGTGTGCGACACGAAAGACACAGGTGTACAAGGTAGGCGTGAAAGTTATCGTCAGAGAATCGCGCTTCGTGCAAAGTCCCGCGACCCTGCGCCCAACAATTTGGAGAAACCATGAAAGATAAAAGGCTCGATGTTCAATGTGCTGGCTTCTTGCTTTTGGATGATAGCGATTTTTCATCCCTGCCACTTTTGCGGTATGGTTGCGAGAAGTGCAAAACACATGATGAGTACTGCGTTGATTGCACACTGAAACTTTACGAAGTTTTGAACTCTGAAAAATATGCAGAGTTTTACGCAAAGCCTGAGCGAGAGCGGCATGATATTTTTGTCACGCTTGAAAATGAGTGGGTGGCACAACATCAAAACGCCCAACAAAGCGTGCACCCGACCGCCTTCGGCGAAGAATCGCCCGCATCAAATTCCCTGCAAATGTCATTGTTTGCAGAAGTACCTTCCGCTACATACGGCGGCGGGTAACGCAAGCCGTTGGAAGGCTAAAACGATGTGGACTTATTACGGCAGTAAAACAAACGTGGTCAATTTCTATCCATCACCGAAGCATGGCAAGATTATCGAGCCGTTTGCTGGCACTGCGCGGTATAGCCTGAAATACTTTGATCGTGATATTTTGCTTGTGGACAAATACGAAGTTGTTGTGAAAATCTGGCAATGGCTTCAAAAGTGTTCAGAAGGCGATATCCAAAAGTTACCGCATAAGGTTGAGCCTGGTCAGTCTCTTGATGATTTCATTTTCGATTGCGATGAAGCGAAATGGTTACTTGGTTTCCTTGTCGGTTTTGGAATGGAGCGACCCCGCAAAACAGCAAGCGTAAAAAGAATGACGGTCCGCCCCAACCATGTGAATTATTCCTTGAACAGAATTGCTAAAAACCTTTTCAAAATTCGTCACTGGAAAATCATACATGGTAGTTATTCTGATATCGAAAATCAAGAAGCCACATGGTTCATAGATCCGCCCTATCAGTTCGGTGGTCACGCTTATATCGAAAGCAATAAAAACATAGATTTTCCCGCTCTTGGTAAATGGTGCGCGGAAAGGAAAGGTCAGGTCATTGTCTGCGAAAATACACAAGCCGACTGGATGAATTTCTTACCTATCACAACTCATAAAGGCGTGCGCGGTATGCAAAAAGAAGCGGTGTGGTGTAACAGTCCGATATCTTATCAATTAGAACTGCTACGCCTGCCAACACCGCATGCACTGGACGGCGCAACTCGCGCCGAAAATTAGTAGGTTGCGCGTTCTTGGTTGCGTGTTCAATCGCGCCGCCAGTAACGCAAACCGTTAGGCGTTTCCTTGCAAGCATGGAGGCTTGTAAAAATGGAATATTTACAAACATGGTTACATAATTTTTCTGGTATCCCTGCCAGATGGATGGCGCGTTATCTTGAAAAACGCGGATGGGTTGTGTTCTATCTTGACGAACACGCCCGCAGTTGTGGTAATAATGGCGATGGGTGTTGGTTGGCGTTGTATCAGTCAATCAAGCACAACGCCTAACAAAGCGTGCACCCGACGCCGCGCAACGTCCGCCATTTTTGGACAGGTTACAAGGCGCGGCGCGGGTAACGCAAACCGTTGGGCAGACTCGCCAATGGAAGAGGTAATATGAGCGTAGAAGAAGCAAGATACGAAGAATCTAAAAAAGAACTTGCGCGAATATTAGATATATTATTTAGTGAATGGCGCGAAGGTGTTGATTACGAAGCGTTAAAAGCGGCGGCGGATTGGCACAAATTGAAAATCAAAGAATACGAATCTGCTAAAGAAAGTAGGTAATATGGAACTAAAAGTTAATTTACCCCGCGAAGATTTGATGTCATTGGCTCGCCTTGCTACATCTCGCAACGAAGCCATGAGAGACACCGCATCTAAAATCATCCGCGAATATGTATCTGCCCAACAAAGCGTGCACCTGACCGCCTTTGGCGCAAGTATGCGGCGCGGTTTTGCTAAGTTTCTAATTAAATTAGCTTGGTTGATTGACCCAATCGGCGGCGGGTAAAGCATAACCGTTGGGCAGAATTTACATAAAAAAACAGTTCGGATATATCCGAACTGTTTTTTTATGTTTTTTTACGGTACAACTAAGTTATATTCATTGTTCGCCGTTATCGCGTCTGAATTTGCCAGTGTGATTGGATTCGTTGCCGTCATACCAGTTGCGTTATGTGTAAACAAAGAGCCTGACGTTGCGCCATTGGATAGGTTAAATGACCCCACGTATAATGTTCCAGCCGAGTTGTCAAAAAGCGAAATAAAACCTGGATTGTTATTACTGGTCGCTGCTGCTGCCGTGAATGGAATAGAAACAGTATACGTCCCCGTTCCAAATGTCGTTGTAGTTCCTGCTTGGATTCTTAGCTTTACAGAGCAGTTTCTACCGCGTATCATGTACGAACCTACAGACGTACCGTTACCAATGGCGGGCTGAGTACCAGACGATGCCCACGTAGGGGTGTATGTCATCCAATCCGTTTCATACACTGGATTATTTATTACATCGCCTGTTCCTGAAATTGACCATGTATAAGCAGCCGACCCCGACAAGGTAGCCGTAAATCTTCCAACATTCACGCAAACGTCAGAACTGGCGGGCGTTGTGGAATTGGGGAAATACTTTTCAGCCGTAGTGGTAGAAGACCCGTCTGCATACGTTCTAAAATACGGGTATGCCGCAATGCCTAAACTAACTGTGGACGAACCGGAAACCCAAGTTAGATAAACAAAATATTGCCTCGCTAACGTGGAGGTGATGCCATTGCCGCCGAAATAGTTTGTCCCTGCATTTAGCGTAACAGACAGCGACGACGTAATGCGCCGAATTGATGTGCCAATCTTTATACAGACCGGATTGCTAGAACTAGCATTGGTCCCACCTGCCGCCTTTAACGCCACAGTCAAATTACTGGAAGACACAGACGCGGTGATATACCCATTTACAATCACGCCCTGCTCGCTACCAATAGCCGCGGCGTCTGTTATGTACGAAGCACCAGACGCTGGGGTTCCCGTTGAGTTATCAGCGCGATAAATAGCATCCTTTCCAATAGGGACACCTGGTGTAATAGCTGAAAGTTTTGAAGACATTTATTGCTCCTTTAATATCCAATCAAACGACACAATCACCCCACCATTCCCCGGACTTGCTCGCCATGAAATCGCTTGAATGTGGTTTAGCGCGTCGTACCCTGATAGAGAATCGTTTACCCGTACCAAGTCGCCTATATCGCAATACAGAAATAGGGCTTCGTTTGTGTTGTCTCTAGTAATCATTGAAACTTTGTTCAAAAATACACGTGGGTCTTTTTCATCTGACACAACCGCATCCGCAACGGTTTTTGCAAAATTGATGTCGTCTTGATATCTCATTTCAATATTCTGGTTGTAATATCCATAATCATTGATTGAGGTTGTGTCCTCTGCAACGTGCGTAATAGGCGAGAGTGATTGCAGTGGTTGCGCCCAAATATCCAATACCAAATACCCATCTGTGCCACTGGAAGATGTGACTGAAAAATCTATGCCTGTTCCGCCGATCCCAGCAGTAGCCGTCATGGATGACGTTAATTCATTCCCGTCTCTTTCTGGCGCATCATACACGCGCCAGTTAATGCCGCTCATTACGTACTGTTTTGCGTTTGGTGTGAAACTTGTCGTCCAAGCGGCGTAGCCTTTTATCATTCTAAATTCGTCAATGTATCCGTTGTAATATGCGCCGTTATAGAGACCAATTGAGAAGTCGTCAGTTGTTGCCCTAATAGTTGCCGAGGATGTCCAAGTGTCTTGAATGGCTCCATTTTGGAAGGTTACAAATGTATTACCGCTTCTGATAATGGCGTAGTGTGTCCATGTGTAAAGAGGGATTGTTCCTAGGCTTTTACCATTCGCAATATCCCAAGACACGCCGTTTGAGGTGATGTACACCCGCGAAACCGAACCATCGGAAACACCCAAAGCATAGGGAGGAAATGCCCCAGTTGTAGAGCGTGATATGGCTGTCGTGTTAGCGGTAGTGGTTAATCTATATTCCCACCAGTCCACAGTCCAATTCTCGGCGCGGGGATTGAATTTCTCTTGTGACGGACTATAAATGTAATCAGACGAACCATTGAAACCTAAGCTAGCTGTTCCAAATACTTTGATAGACGTATAAAATCCAGCTCCTACTGGTGTAAATGATGTTGGGTATCCTGGTATGGTCTGGTCGGCTTCGTCCTGTATGTCTGTCACACCATCTGGCGGTGTATCAAAGTGCAAGAGGGTATATTGTTTTATTGACGGCGATATGGCTGCAATGGGTTGCTTAGATGATTGGTCTGTAAATGGGATACGAAAAGAAACCGTTTGACCGGCTGGAATAAGTTGGTTTATTTCGTTGGTATACACCAGTACATCATTTTCCCCGACTTTATACGGGAAGATTTGAGCCGACACGCGATTAGCGATCCTTTCGCCGTATTCAATATCTACTCCCGTAATTGTGCTGGCTTCTGCATTTACTTGTCCTAATGATACAAAATCTTCTAAAAGTAAATTTGTCCCATCTTCGAGAAGCAAATCAGAACCATCTTCCAATAATAAATTTCCGCTGACGTTATCATAAACACCAACGGTCTTTTGTGTTGCGCTTCGTCCTCCGTATGGTTCAAATTTTAGTGTCCCGTCCTGCTTTACATAGGAGTATCCATACTCAGACATTGTTGATTTAGTTATTTCCGAATACGCCGTAGTTTTTACGGTGTTATCGTGGAAAGCGTATGGGAATGTCTGAGTACCCGTTCCTAAACTTGTGCTTTCCGGCTGAATTGGGGAAAACCCTAAAATTGTTGTGATGATTTGGTCTGCTCTTTTATTCTGCTGTAGAGCTGGAATATCCAACGGCAGTTGTGATGCGTAGTGCATCCAATCCAAAGCGGTAACGGATGCCGTAGAATCAGAGACCCTATATCCTGGCTTAATGCTTGTGACGCGACCAATAAATTTTGTTTTGCTTTCGTATTTTGTAAAAACCGCCTTGACTTTGACACCCTTGACCCAATCCGCATGAGCTGTACCACTGCCAGGTGTGTATTTTCCGTCGTTATTATTTAGCACAAAAGACAACGACCCGTCGCGGGCGATTCTGTCTGTTGGCTTATTTCCGGTTATTCCAACGCTTCCGCTAACACCGGATGACGTTCTTACGTCTGAGGTAATGTCTACCCACGCCCCGCCGAGGTATGCGTAAATCTTCATGCTTATCATTTTGTCACCTGCTGAGATGCCAAAACAAAGGCGCGGGTTAAGTCGTCGATATTAATTCGAGTGGCGTAAATCGCATCCACAATATCCTTGTTTTGATTTTGCCCCTTTGGAGTAATTGAGATTAATTCGCCACCCGACGCGGTATCGCTGTTGCCAATCGGGAAATTTTCATTACCCCACGACATCGGAATCATGTATGTGCCGCCTTTGGCATTTTGTCTTTTTGGCGGGACGTACCCCTTTTCTCCAGCTAACTGAGTAGTTAATGCAGCCTGCCCCGCTTCGCTGTAGTTTGTGTGGACATTGATATTGATGTCAATGTTTCTTTCCATTGCGTCTACTTGTCGCTGAACGGCAGCCATCGCGTCAACGGCTTCCTGTGAGTAGATGCCCCACTTAACGCCCTGCTTTAACAGGAAGTCAGACTCTTTTTGGTCAAGACCATCCACCGCTAATTGCTCTTGGAGCATGGATAACATGCGGGTTTTTGTAGCCAAGTCAAACGCTTCGGCATTAGCAGCCTGAGCGTCTTCATTTTCTTTTAGTTTGTCATTGACCGCCTGTACCGCGTCACTTTCAGCCCACCAACCCTGGTCTAAAAGTTTCTGTTTTTCGTCTAATAATTCTGAGTGTTGCGATTGCAAATCCGATTCTTTTTCTTTGTAAGAATCGATTTCTTTTGTGACTTGTCCAATGGTTGACAGGTAATCTTTATTTGCTTTGGTTATTTCCTCAGCGGACAACGCCAAATCACTATTAGCGTCTGATAAATCTTCTACGGTGGTTATATTGTCGCGCTCGCCCTTATCAACTCGCTCGACTGATAATTCCATGTCTTTATTCGTATCAATGAAAATTTTTGCTATATCATCGAATCCGAAAGAAAAAGCCGCCCACGCTAAAGAGGTATCTTCAACTTTCTTATTAAAGCTATCAAGGGCGTTTGTTACATACGGAAGGGCTTCATTACCAGCGGCAACCTTGAACCCCAGCCAAGCATCAGATAGGTTATCAACCTGCTTTTCGTATTCACGCGCTTTCTGTAATTGCTGGTCGGTCAGAACTAGGTTTTTAGAAATCGCGTCGTTGGCTTTTAGAATCGCGTCGCCGCCCTGTTTCATGATTTCTGCAAAGTTACTACCCGATTTTCCAAAATTGTCATACAGAAATTTCGTTCGCTCTACATCAGAGCCAAGCGCAATATATTGGTCAGACAGTCTAGCCAATGTCTGAATATTCAATTCCATATCTTTAGAGGCTAGTTTTTTCGTAGCTTGTCCGGCTTGGTCAGCGGATACTTTGTAATCGTCTAATACCTGTAACAAGCGGCTAGATTCTTCTGCTGTCTGTCCGGTAACATCACGCATTTGGCGTACTTCATTTGCGTAATTTACCGTTACACCTACGGTTTCGTTGAAAACGTCGCGTAAAACTGATAGCCCTCTTTCGGCAAGTTGAGTTGCAGAATACAAATCGGTAAGCGAAAGAGACGCTTTCTGTGTCCCACTAGAAGCGTTTTCGGCTGCCTGTTTTGTGTCGCCTAGTTCGTCGTTGAATTTTGCGACTTTGGGAGTGCCATTGTCTTCAACATCAAACTCTACAATTATTTTTTCAGTCATCTATTAAGTCTCTGACTTTACGTAAAACTTCTGCAAGTGCTGGATTTTCTTTCGCCCATGTAGCCCAGTTCAAGGCTTTCTGTTCAGACCTGTAGGCGTGGATAATGTTTTCGATTGTCGCTACTGTAAGAATCTCTTTTGCATACAATACCCGCCCTACTACCGATTGCGCCCCGTATCGTTCCACATACTGCGAGAATATCAATTCGCGTGGCGGGTCGCCGCCTCTTTCCGCGTATTTATAGGCGGCGACCTTTAGTCGTTTGGGACTTCAACCGTCCCTCGATAAATGTCCAGTAACTTCCCCCATAAGACTGTTACCAGTAGGTGACTATCTTTGCGAGGCGAAGCAGGAAACTTATCAAACTGAAATGGCAGAGTATGACTTTCGGTACACTTTGCAATCACAGGAATGTAAAACGCATCAAGGCGGGATGACCATTTCAGAGATGCAACCCCGTCAGTGCTTTTAGCGAGCGACTTTATAAAATCACTGTCTCCCACTTCAACGCCAGCGTCTAACGCGTCCTCGATGGCTATGACTTGCTCAATGGTGAGGGGGTCGCATAACACGACCTCCCCCGCCCATTTTTCAACGGGTGATGTAACTATTACGCCCATTGACTAATCCTTTCTGCCCGTTGGCATTTCATGGTAAAATCACATTGTTCAGGTAAATACAGTACGTCAGATTTTTTTGTTTCACACGCATCCCGTTTTGCCTGTATTGCCTGAACACAATACTGACTTGCAAAGCGGGATGCACCTTTAATGGAGTTACCATGAAAAACATACCTGATAGTCAAATGAAAGCCAGATACAGAAAAGTTAGAGTAAATGGCATTCAAATATCACTTCATCGTCACGTTATGGAAGTGAAACTTGGTAGAAAACTTCTTCCAAATGAAGCTGTCCACCACATCAACGGAAACAAATTAGATAACCGTCCTGAAAACTTAATGGTCATGGATATATCTGAGCATTCCAGAATGGAAAATCTCGGAAAAAAGTTATCCAAAGAACACAGGATGAAAGTTAGTATGTCTCTCATTGGCAATAAGTACCGTAAAGGAAAACCACATACTCAGGAAATGAAGGATTACTTGCGTCTGAAATCTACTGAAGCCAGAAAGAAAAAGTTCTGGTCAACTCGTAAAAAATCAGACGAGTAAATCAACTTTCCGCTGCTGTACCCCAGGCTGGGGCAGTTCCACCCATCACGCTAAACGTCGCGGAATATTTCATCGAAGACAAATCGACGGTATAGGATGTGCAAAGAAATCCAACGGTAGAAGTTGAAGTGATACCGAATTGCGGTTCTCCTGCTTCCCACGCGTGACGCATACCGATTTGAATATCCAACGAGAGCGGGGTGTTCCCGCCGGCAATACCGTTTAAAATCGTGTGGGAGCCTGACAAGGTTCCTGCTGTCTGCGCGGCGGTGTTGTCAAATGGTCCCGTGATGGTGATTTGACAAGATGGGTGCGCGGGTAATACGTTCTTAATCGCGTCCTGAAACGCGGTGACTTCGCTTTCGTCGTAAGTCAAGCCCACGCCATTAATAGAATCAACGGGGATGCTTCGCAGAGTTCCCGCGCTGTCATCCACGCGGAAATCTGTCCATTTAGAAACTGTTCGTCCGGTTTGAGCTGTCATTATTACTCTCCTATATTCTGACTAATGCCGCCGCAAATGTGACGGTGGTTGCCGTGCCAAATACAATCTGCCAGCGGGTATATCTTCGGATTGTTGCGGTAGTGCTAAGAGCGACGATTCCGTGTTTTGGTGCGCTGGTAGCGTCTACGCTTCCAGACGTTGCGCCGCTGATGTCGCTAAAAGATGGGTTGGTGTTCGTAGATGCGTCCTGAGCTTTGACGGTGACAGTGCCATTACTCGAAAAGATTTGGTATGCAAAGAATCCACCCAACGAGGTAGACGCGCCTCTATCATCCAAGCCAGTAGACGAATTAACCGCCGTTTCCGCGCCTTTTGCGTGAAGTAAGAAACCCCACGGTTTGTTGTATAAAAGCGTAGTAGCTGAGTTTGACCAACCGCCGAAACCGATGGTGACATACGAATTAAGGTCGCCCTCTTGCATGTAGGATTGTTGTTCGTACTGCCCCAAGAAAACAGGGTCGCCCGCTGCTGGGGCTGTAAGAAATCCAATCGGAACCATGACATTACGAACCACGCCCGCGCCATTTGCGACAACATGTAACCCGCTTGAAGCGGTGTTGTCAAAGTATCCGTTCAGTGTCCCGATATTGATATTGGCTTGACCTTGGATTACATTTTTCACTTCATCGGTGAAACTGGCATCTTCCGCGGTATCAAACGAAACCTCTAGCGGTCCAACGGTACGCGAATAGCCCGATAGGTCGTATCCGTCCATATAAAAGCGCGTGTGCTTTGTTACTGTTCTTGTCATTGTGCATGTTCCTTGACCCTGAAACTAAACTGAACGCCCCAATACTGCGTGTCTGTTGGGTCTGTGACGGTACCCACGTTTGAGATACTGCCTAACTCCATATCCACCGCGCCTGTGATATTGTCGCTGGTCATTATCTTTTCAATAATGGCTTTTAGATTTGTCATCAATCCAGCGTAGGGTGCATACGCATTAATGCCGCTTCCTACTTCGCAATGGAGGTACACATAATTCAGCACATATGAGAAATTCATTAATGCTGTACCACCACCCCCAAAGGATTCGCGGGTCGACGCAATTTCTGAAATGAAATTATTAGGCGACGGCATCAAGAGCGGGCATAGCCCGTTTGCGCTGTCAGGGATTTCGTCAATGTCTTTGATAGTCACCCCTGAGATACTTAATCCAGCAATACTACTTGCAACAGTTGGAAAACTCACAGTCACGGTCATGAGTACCGCCGATACGTTTTGATAAAATCAGCCATTACAGTGGGGATGTCCTTTGGAGAAAGAACAACCCCCGCGCCTGTAACTGTGGCTGTGTTTGTGCCTGACGTTCCGTACCTCCGCTTATAAGCCTGCAATGCAGTTTCCAGTATGGCTGTTTTTAGGTCTTGCATAAACTGCCATATAGTAACGCCCGTCCCATTTGTATGGGTCGCAGCGGTAGAGCCATTAATTTCCCTTGTTGTCGTCAAGGTATTCGAGTTCTTTGCCGATACATACGCGAGTTCGTCATCGAATCGGATAATGTTTCCAACGGTGTAATCCTGCCCGTCTACCACATCGACGGCTGTCTCTGATACGTCAACATCTTCGTTTAGTCCGGAATCATCTACCCAAGCATCAGAATACTTATTGTGAAATCCCCATATTCCAGTGATGGCAATCACATCGTGAAAGTCACTGGCGGTATTAGAAGCCCAGTAATAAGTAGAGCTATCTTTTAACCTGATATACAAATAAGGTGTAACGTTTCGCGGGCGTAGTGAATATTCTGTAGATGGGATAGTTACGCCGTCGCCGTTGACAACGCTAATGACTTCGAGTAAATCCGCATCCAATACTAGCGAGCGCACATCAAGACTAGAACCGTCCGGTACATCGTAATAACGTGTTTCTACGCGAGGGTAGAACCATCTGCCAGTTTGTGTGTCAACATAACGACTAACTGATTTAAGAATGGATTCAATTACCGCGTCATCTGTGGTGTCAGTCGTCGAAGTTTGACCGCGGGCGGTAACGAAATCCTTATACTCTGCTAGAGTGGCATAACTGTTAATCGTTGTCATTTAATCCACTTTTGATAATCATCTCTCGGCAAAATGTTTTCTGGAACGTAGGTATCTGCCGATATATTGAGGATTCGAGCGGGTAAAGCATCCTTGAAAAACTTATAGCCCTCTTCCTCCCATGCGAAATCCTTTTCAGGTTCGCCGTGGTCAGTTCCCCAAAAAAGCTGATTTCTGGTTTCGGGCTTATGCTGGACACCTATCATTAGCATGGTTTCAAATCCCATGTGCCACGCGATCTGGAAAACAGCTTCCATAATTCTGCGATACGTGATTCCGTCTTTTGTAAGGGCTGTTGAGTCTTTCGGTGTATGCCCGCCTACGAAAAAGTTATAGCCTGTGCGGTGTTGAAAGCGGTAAAAGTTCTCGCCGTCCAAATCATCCCAATCGGGTGTGGGGATGAACTTTGGGACATCGCTATAAACCTTTGCTAACGCCGCGCCATCTTCTAGCTTTAGTCTTTCGTCTACGCCGACGTAGTATGTCGGCTTCCAGTCCCATTCGGTTTGTTTATAAATCGTGTTTACTCCGAAGGTTGGATAATTAAACAAAGTGGGCGGCGTTAACTTTAGGTTTGGTCCTAACCCCACAATCACGCAGGTTTTCCCTTTGTGTAAATTGTAGAAGTCGGCTAGTCCAAATTTTGAAATAGTGGGCGACTGATACGGAGCCGCGTTACTCATAGTAAACAATGACGCTTCCTGACTTGGTATTACCACCGGATGCAATAGTCACTTTGATACGCCCGTTTGCAATAGGTTCAGTTCTATCGCCGCCTGCTGTACCCGTAAGAGCCGCACCATCTTCTGCTTTATGGACTAACTCACGCGGATAAAAGCGAAGGTTTGACGTTCCGGCTGTAGCCTTTACTAAAAGCGTGTGCGTAAAACCGCCGCTAGGCTCATCGTATACAGAGACAGTCGCGCCCGTATCCGTATCGCCAGGAATGTAATCAATCGCGCAAACTTCACCGATTACAGTTTCGCCGTAGGCTGTCGCGTTACCGCTTCCGTCGGTTGTCCAGCTCACTTTTCTTGTCTTCATCTTTTACCTCTACGGGTTTCTCTTCCGGCTGTTCAACCTTGACAGCTTTTCCGTTTTCGAGAAGCCATTGGGCGAGTTGCCCACTCGCTTCTACTTCGTCGCCTTGTGCAAAATAAACCTGTGCATCGCGGTAGTGTTCAAGCATTTTCAATTTCATGGCTTTACTCGTTCTTGACCCATTCCACAACGATGGATGCTGTGCCTGTTTGGGTAGAGGCTACGCCAGTATGACGAACAAAAACAGTCGTATTGGCAGGGATGCGGTCTGAAACGATGGTCGCAACAGTGGCATCGCCAACAGATTTGGAATCTTCGTAAGCAGTAGCAGCAACAAGAGTTGCGCCGCCAGCCGCTACGCCAAGTTTGAAATTTCCAGCGGCTACGGTTTGGGTGGCTTCGCCGTATACAGCGTACACACGAACCAAACGCCCGCCACGGGCATCGGTACGAAAAAGCGGTTCGTCTACAGTAGTACCGGAGCCGTTATCAAGATTGAAAAACTGACTGCGGACTGTATCTTTTGATTGTCGGACTAAACCTTTCATGTCATTTCTCCAATGGAGGGTGAGTTTCCCCACCCTCCATATTATTGATTTACACGCCGACATTGTAGGAAATGGCGGAGGCTTCGGTGTCGCGGTAGGTCATACCCCAACGAGCGAGAGCGACAATTTCCCAAGAATCCGCGTTTGCAATGCGGGTGGTTTCGATAGTCATGCGGCGTTTGAAAGCTTGTTTCCACTGGTCAAAGCGGACGGCGAGAATCGCGCCGGTGGTGTTATTGGCTACGGTTCCAGTAGCAACCTTGCCAGCGGTGTTCGCAAGGCGGACAGAGCTGTTGCGGTGCATCTGGTACGCGGGCAGGATGGAGTATCCATAAGCGCGGGTCAAGAAGCCATTTTCAACAGTGGCGGCAGAGTTCACGTCACGAGTCTTTACTTCGGGCAACTTCATGTTTGCCCAGTAGGTTGGCATATCCACAAGGAACGACACATTGCGAGGATCGGCACCATTCAAGCCAGCAGTACCCATCAACTTCAAGGTTTCGATATAGTCTTCAATAACAAACGAACCAGAAGCCGAGCGGCTATTGGCGGTGTTGGTTACGAGAGCCAACTTACGGAAGCCGTCTTGCAGAAGGTACACAGTACCAGCGGCGGGAGTGCCGTCAATGCTGTTGATGTTCTTATTGGCGGAGGTTTCGACATCGCCGTCAATCATGAGGTGTTCGAGGATTTCAGCACCGGAAGTCGTCAACTGTTGGCGAAGCTGTGACACAAACGGGATGAGGGAATCTTCGGTCATTTCGTTTGTGTACAAAACACGCGCACCCAACTTGGAAAGGGTCAACTGCTTATTGCTAGTTGCCATCTGTGAGGCGGTCACAGTCGCAGCAGGAACTTTCAAAGTGCTATCACTAGCGGTAGCTTCGCTCACACCGTACCAAGTTGGGTCGGTGGATTCAAGGGGAACGTAAACGCTGGAATACCCATCAGGCACAACCTGCGAAGGAATTTTGTCAAACACAACATTAGCGGCGCGGATGGCAGCCCAAATCTGGTTTGAGTACGCAGTACCAACCCAGTCAGAGCCGATACCAGAACCACCGGAGTACATCGGGTCAGTGGCAGCCTTGACAGCAGCACTAACAGCGTCGGGAGTGGGGTCAATGCGAGTGGCAGCCTTGAAAGCGTTCTTGACGTAGGAAATGCCCTTACGTCCCTCTTCGGTGTTATCGTCTTTGAGTTCTGCGATTTTCAGGGACAACGCCTTTACAGCACCACCAGAAACATTCTTACCGGCGGATTGCAGGGTTTCAATCAACAGCGAGGTTTCGCCAGCGTCTAGCCCATCGTATTTCCAAGTATCAGAATATTGGGACTGATACGGGGCGGAGCCTTCAAACGGGAGGCGGTTGTTCTTGGCGCGTTCTGCCTTGACAGCGGCTTCAACAGCTTCTTTCTTCTCGCGTTCAAAGCGTTCCTTTTCGTCGGCTTCGGCTTTCTCTGCCTGAGAGATAGCATCAATACGAGCCTGCAACTTCACAGCCTGTTTGTTGTAGCTGTCGAGCTTCTCAGCTTGTTCGTCGCTGATGTCATTACCCAAAGCCAAAAGGCTCTTGATAGAAGCGCGTACTTTTTCGAGTTCTTTCTTGATTTCGTCCATTGTTTAGTTTCCTTTGTCCATCTTGGACAGTAATTTTTTAGATTTTTCAATAATCTCTAAATTCCGCGCACGTTTCGCCGCACTTTGTGCCTCTGGTAAAACGCCGTCGGTAATCTTTGAGACCTCAGGGAACGGGATTCCCGCATCCCTGTAAATAGCTTTCATAGCCCCTAACGGTAGAGCGTATGCCATAGAATTAGCAGGCTTTACATTTCCGTTGCCTAACTCCCACAATGACACTTCAGCCAACGCCCAAACGCTAATACGTCCGGGTCGATTCTTTTCGTACATGATGTTTTTCCCGCCGACGTTCAATCGGGCGAGATGCGAGATAGAACCGCTAGACACTGCAACCGCGCCACGTTTAGCAGCTTCCCAGATGTCTTGCGCCTGTTTAATTGCTTTATCCAATACAACGCGGATATGCCAGCCGTCCGCCATTTTCTTTAGGGAGCCCGCGATTACATTCCCTAGCTTGATGGGCTTATCCTGAAAACCTTCCGCGCCCTGCTTGATTCCGTGCTGGTACACGACTAGGGGAGTTTGAAACGTGTCCGGCATCACGTCTGTAGACTCGTCGAACCATTGTTGGTCAGCATCTTTTGTGTGGAATGGAACTGCTAATACGTCCAGTTCCCAATCGCCGACGGCTTTTACTGCGAATAACTGGGGATTGAGAATAAAGCCAGCTTTTCCCGCTATATTTGCCGCGTCCGCTTTTCCCTCTACCACCGAAGCGTAACAAATGGCGATTGCCGCCTGTTCGTCGTATTCTCCGCTGTCTTGTACCTGCATAACGCAGCGGTGCATTTTGTCTTGTAAGTTATCTGGTACGTTCTGGTATGGCATAAAATTCCCTATTAACGCAAAAAAGCAGGCGACGAAAAAACAATACATTACGTATTGCTTTCACGTCGCCTGCTTTGCCAGCAAGCCCCTCAGTGAATACCGCGCTAGGCGGTGGACTTATTTAGTTTTATGCAGACGTTATCCGTCTGACGGTCGAAATACTACCACGCTTTTATTTTTAGCGCAAGTGTCAATTATTAGACTTAACTATCCATTTCAGTTTGATAATATTTAGCTTCCATGCGAGCCAGCCTATAAAACCTTTTCTTTGTTCCCGTCGCTCATTATACGTACCACCATAATTGACGACGACAACCTTATCGCTTATATCATGGATGCTACCGTCTGATGTTTCTATTTTTACAACTATTTTACCCGTTGAAGCATTAGCCATGATTTACCCTTTCGATTTCTTTTCGTCGTTTACCATCTTCACAACGCCTTTTAGGTCTATCGGGTTTCCAATTCTCTGCAACTCCATAAAAAGCACAAACGAGATAATATCCTCTTTTATCCCAGCGTCCAATGCGTCGGAAATAATATCGCTTGACGTTTTATACTTTTTTTCGGATGTAGGGTCAATAAAAACAGGAATGTTTTTATCTGCCTGATTCTTTTTCTTTGTCATGATTTACCCTTTCCGGCAATCCACTTTTTCAATTCAGCATAAGCGTGACGTATCGCGCCCGCTGTGTTTGATGCGATTTTACTCGACACTGTTCTGTGCCCAACGGCTTTTTGGTGACGGGTCTGTGTTTCATCACCCCATAGCCATTTAGCACCCTTGGAATTATTCTCGAATGTGTACCCGTAGCCGTTGTTTGTCGGCTTCATTCTCCATGCGTTAGACGTTGCGCCGGTGCGGTTGTTCTGCCCAATCTGGTCTAGGTGCGCAAATATCCAAGCGCGTTGACGGGCGGCTTTTTCAGGGTCTAGCGAGTAGGAGCGAAACGGCTTGACGTATTTATACGGCTCGTAGTGCTTTAGCCCGTGCGATTCGTCGCCTAAAATATATTCGGCAAACGCTTTCAGCGCGGTCTTTAGCCCGCCGCGTGGAACTTCACGCAGAAAGGCTTGTACATCTTCAAGGTTACGGATTACGATTTTCATAAGTTTTATTGTTCTGGTAGTAAAAATATGCTGCTACCAGCAGCATATCAGCGTCACCCATATCAACTGGGATACCGTATAAACTTGCGCCTTTTATGATTTCCTTTATTTCGTCTGCTTGCTTCTTGATAAGTTCTTTTGTCTTCTCTTTTTGTAATTCAATAAGTAGCATTTCTCTTTCTGGTTCCATATCACATCCTTTCTATAACGACCAGACGGCTCCGCTATCATCAACCAACGTATGCTGACATCGCCAACCACCACAGGAATACGCCGAACCGATGCCAGGCACAAGGTTGTTCTTTACCCACCATGAGGCGCGGTGACGTTTGCCTTTGTACCGCTTGCACTCGTCGCAGGAATCTGTGCCATCTTCACCGACCAGCGTTAGCATGATGTTTTTTCCTGAGGCTATTTTAACATAGCTGTAGATTCTGTCCAACGTCGAGGCGTAGCCTTCGGCGCGTTGGCTGGCGTAATCGAACAGTTTGAAATCCTCACCTTTCTCCTGCCGTAGATTCTTTAGGTTCTGGAATAGCATATTGATATTTGCTATTTCTGCCTCTTGTGCCGCGGCTATCCATTCGGATACGTCGGCATCAATGGGTAAGGCTTGCCCGCCGTCTTCCCATCCAGCATCACCCGCAGATGGAAATGCTGTGCCGACGGCGCGTATCATGGCGTTTTTATAGGATGTCATCGCGCTTGTGCCGTCTAGGTAATCATAGACGGCAGAGAATACTTCCTCGTAATACGCCTTGCGGATTTTAGGATATACCCCTAGCGTGGCTTTGATGGCTTCGGCTAATACTTCGTCCATTATGCCTCAATCAATTTATCGCCGACTTTGATGTAACTTAATCGCTCATCAATACAGCGAACTTCATACATAACATAAGGCTTATTGTTTTTATCTTTCCAGTAAAGTACTTCTTTTTCACCTTTTGCTAAAAGAAATAAATCCCAAAACATCTGAATTGGGTCGTAACCTTCTGGTACATGCTGTTCATACCATAAGCCAGATACATTTATTCTCTCTTGTAATTCTTTTCCAAGCCAGAACTGCACTTCAAAGTTATCGCGCATAAAATCGCGAATATACACAACAAGATAGCCATTATAAAAAAATGGCTCTGATTTCATAAAGTCTGTTTTAGGCGCATATTTTGATAAACTTGCGCCGCAGTTAGTGCAGTTAGTACCGTCTTGGTTTGACGTTCCACAATAATCACACTTCATTTCTTTATCCTTTCACCTTGAATCGCAATGCCTGCCGTATGGCTTCCACGGTCAACGCAACACGGCTTTCGTCAATTACACGGACACTACTAAAGACATTCTTTACATCGTCTTCATTCTTACAGGCAGGAAGCGCGGACTCGATTTGTTCCCGCACGTATTCGGGGATAAAGTCGCTGTCAAACTTTACGGCTTTGCCGACGGCTTTTAGTGCCTTGCGTCTGTAACGGTCTAAATCCTCGTTCATCTTTTGCGCGTTGGTATCGGGCTGTGTGGCAGGCTGTTCCGGCATGACCCGATTCGGCTGCGTGTTATTTACTGGCGGCACGGGTTGGTCTTTCGGTGCGGAGGCTTTTCCCATTTCGGAAAGCAGGAGATTGTCACGCTCATCGCCTAACAGGTCGTCGCCGTATATTTCCTCTCGTACCTCTCCGAGTGTGTGGGTGCGCTCAAAGGCTTCTTGTTCTTTGAGTTTCAGTTCCTTATCAGTAACGCGCACATCTTCAAAGCGTCCGATAATCTTGCGCCCATCGTAGCGGGATAGTATGGACGCGGTAATCTTCTCGGACATCATGACCTGCATCCCGTAGATGTGGTCAAAGAATGTCGCACGACCTACGACACTATTTGCCTGCGTAGCGTTTTCAGACAGCATCGTATAAGACCCAGGCGCAACCGTGGTCATGATTTCCTCTTTATTTGCCTTGCGTCCTTCTAGGAACTCCATCTCGCGCTGAGATACTGAATTTTGTAGCCACTGTACCCCGCCTTGACCTACACCACGAAGCATGAGCATTTCGCGATTTTTGGAAGCCTCGCGGGTATCGTGCTTGATTTTCTCCCAAGTGGGGTCAGCTACCATCTGTTCAAACGTCATAACGGACGGGAGCCGTCCGTTATTATTGGCAAATAAAGTAGTGTTGTATTTCTGCATCCCCAAATCGCCAGCGGCAACCATGGCAATGGCTTCAATTGCAGATAAGCCGACAAAGCGCGAGAACGGATTGAACCTCTTGAAATGGACAATCTCATTAGGTTGCAAGAATATCTCCATGCCGTTTCCAGGGTAGTACATATACCCGCGTAGAAACATCTGCTTATCGGGAATAGGGATAATCATGCTAGGCGGAATGACCCACATTTCAGACGGAGGCTTATCTTCGCCATCTGAATTATTGAGCCACCAATATGAATTTCCGTTTAATTTCCAATATGCAATCGTTGCGTAAAGGAACTCATACCGGCTGTCTAATTCGTTGGGACGTTGCAGCAGTACCTCGAAGTCATGATTCGGGATGTCTTTCGGTTCTTTCCCCGTAATCAATCTCGCCACGCTGAACGGGGTCAGGGCAGAGGCGGACGCTGTAATATCTACCGCAAGCAATACCCATGACAGTTTCCGGTACAGTTCGGCTTGATGGTCATATATCGACGGGTCTGGCATGGTCAGGCTTTCCGCCTCTGCGGTTGCGAGCTGCCATTGTTCCCATTCCTTACGCGATGATTTCAGGGCGTTTAGCTCTTTTATGATATTGGTGTATTCCTTGCGTGATACTGGTAGTAAGTTGTCAAATAATCCCATTGTGTCTCCTAAATCCAATCTACTATCTTGGATGCGTCAATTGTTTTTGTCCACCATCCCAATGCCATCCCCATTACGGTATCGTCATGCCCGTCGCCCTCTGCGGCTAAACGCCAAATCCCTGTAGAGGTTTGAGACGAAACGAACGTGTTGAACTCATGCCGCTGTACTGGGTAATCTTGCATCTTGAATCCGTCTGTGTGAATCCCCTCGTATAAGTCCGCCATAATTTCAGCCTTGCTAACATTGGTTGTCTGAAATGGGACAACGTTCATGCCGTCGGCTCTGAGTGCTTCGATATTCACTGACCCGATACTGTTAGACTCCGCCCCGATTCTGGTACAGTTCCATTTCTGGTACATCTGTTTGATGCGCCTACGCTGCTCTGACCATTCCAGTTTTCGGATGTGAAGCAGGTCTACCTGTCGCTTCGTAGTTACGTCTATCACAGGCATGGCGGTAAAGTCGTTGGTCTGCCCAAAGTCCAGACCCGCCACGTATTCATGAGACGGGTCATAGGTCGCATCCATTGGGGCAGTAAAGGCGTTGGATAGATTGCCGAAATAGCTATTCCCCGATGTCAGAAAGCACGATACCGCATCCTCTGGATATTCCTGTAGAAACAGGCTTCGCAGTTCTTTCTGTTTGAGCCGACGCCAGCGAATTTGCGCTTGGTCCAAACCGTGAAGCCGTGACAGTTCTGCTTCCTCATCTGTTAGGGTGATGGGGTCGCCGTCTATTCTGTATTCAGTGTCCCACCACCACGGGTAGAAATGCAGCTTCCAAATCCCGTCGCCGCGTAGGGCTTCCATGCAAAGCTCGTAAAAGTATCCCTGCGCTCCGTTGGGCGTACTCTCTAGCACTACATCAGGATTACCACCTTGCATTGCGCCGGCTACGATGCGTTCCGCGTCTTTCCAGAACGCTACCTCAGACCCGTGAAAGTCGCTGTATGTGCCACCGCGCCCCGTCTCTACGTTGCCAGCCGTCGCAATGGAGGCAGATGAGTCAAACTCTGGATATGTGGTAAGGCTGGCGTTAGCGTATTTCCTCATAGGCTGAATGTCGCCAAACTTGCAATGCTCATAAAAGCGGTCTGCCATCATTCTGAGTTTGGCGGTAGTGTCGGCGTCGTGCGATAGCGTCATGGTGGTACGGGTGCTGGTCACAGTTCGGCGAAACATTTCGCCTTGCATGTACGTGGAAAATCCCAATTGCCGCGCTTTGAGTATCAGATCTCGCCCTGTGCGGTTGGCGTGGAAATGCGCCTGTGCGGGGTTCCAGATAAACGGTTTTAACTGCTTTTGCTTGTCCTGTATTTTTAGGAACAGAGAAGCAAAGCGGGTCGGGTTATTTACTATCTGAGTTGGTGTTTCCATTGATAAACTCTACCCACGTAATAGGCTTGCCGCCGCTGGTCACGTCTGCTTTTACTGGCGCGTCCAGCCCTAGCAGCTTCGCCCGCCGCTCCATTATCTTCAACGCCCTATCCTGCGCCCCGTACTGCCCCTGCTTTACACTGCCCCATATCGCGGCAAGCATCGCGTCAAGGCGTTCGATTTCAAGCATACGAAGCTCATCCGAAGGCTCTTGCAAGGTCTTTTTGAGCGCGGCTCTAACTGCCCGCCATGCGCCCGACCCGTCTTTATACCCCAACGTCTCCGCTATGCGGGCGTAGGATATACCAGCCTTGCGAAGCTCTAGGGCTTTGAGTTGGTTGTCTAGTGCGTTTACTGCGTCTTGTTGCATTATTGACTCGCTTAATTGCTTAAAATCTTCGTAATGTCATTATCGTCATCAGCTTTTACCTCAACAACAAGGGGAATACATTGCCTCTTACACTCCATTAGCATCGCCGCTTTACTTATTTCATTGTC